TATGAATCAAATGATGGTGGAGACAACAAGTACGAGTTCAAAACTGGACTAAAGTACAAGTTCTAAGTTAAATCCAATTCTAAATAACAGGGTGGGCACAGTCCACCCTTTTTTATTCTTAAAAACAAATGCAAGATACGTTAATTGGTGTAGGAGTAAACAATAGAAGAACAGGAATGAACTTCGCAGTGTATAGTAAAGAAGGATGCTCTTACTGTGAACAAATTAAACAAGTTTTTGATGCAAAAGGCATAAGATATAGAGAATATATTTTAGATCACCACTTCAGTAGAGAAGCATTCTATGGAGAGTTTGGAGACCTTACTTCATTTCCACAAGTGCTATTGAATGCAGACAAATTAGGAGGGTGTGTCGATACTGTTAAATACCTGAGAGAAAATAATATTATCTGATGGCAAAACCATTTCTACCCTCACACTATGAGGAACTATGCGAATTAATTGAGTACGCCATTGATCAAGCTTTCGAGCGTGACAAATTTCCATTTAAGTGTTATAATTATTTGAAGCACATAAATGCTGACAAAAAATTCATAGTCAGGTTCAAAGAATCTACTACTATGAAAAATGTTGCATTAACTGTTTCAGATCTAGATGCTTATCTTGAAGGTGGAAGTGATTCATATCACAAACAACTACAAGAAGCATATGGACACCTTGGGATGACCAAAGCGACTAAGATAAGAAATTATCTATGGCGAATACTGAACGATACCAAATCATATGAACAGAGATACCTGGAAACAACTGTCTGACTTATCTGACCTATCATTAGGTGGTAACCAACAGTTTAATAAAGGGATCAAAGGTGAACCTGATAGAAACTATCGGTTTGAAGATCTGTTCTTTCCAAACCCATATCATGTTAGATCTCTTGCGTTATCAACTCTAAAGAAAGAGCATGATAATCCTATCAATGATTCTAATCCCAGATATCCTGGCATTAGATCAAAGGTAGATCCTACTTTAACTCTTTTCATTCGCAGACAGTTAGAGTTAGGACTTAACATAGAGATCAATGAGTTTGAGGCTTGGTATCATCTTACACCTGGCATTCATGGACAGGGATTGTATCATGTAGATAACTTCCAATTATCTGGATTGATCTATCTAAATGATCAGAACCCTGACCCAGAAGAGTCGGGAACTTATATCGGAAAAAGAATTATTGATCCTAATCCGATGGGACAACCTTACAAAGATGCCTGTGTATCACATGACGCAGAGGTAATCAGTAAGTTTAATGATCTCAAAGAAGAGTATAATCGAAGTCATTTTCAGACTATCAATACTGTTACCAACTATTATAATAGACTAGTAGCATATGAAGGTAAAGCACCTCACGCTGCTGGTACATATTTTGGTAATGACTTTGAAGATTCACGTCTGACATTGCCCTTCTTTTACGACACTAAATAAAGTTAACTAAGGAGAGTCCTATGGAAATCGCACTTGTAGTATTAACCGTTATCGGTGCTTTCATTCTTGGTATTACTACCTCATGGTTAGCAAAGGGTTACGTTGAAGATTACATCGAAAACGCTGCCTATGCAAAATCAGTTACACATCCTGAGATGTTTGACAAAGAGGGGAATATGATTCATGATGAATTAATTTACATACAGAAGCAAGATCCGTGGTCTGAATTAGATAATGACGATGATGACTAACTAATTATGGCAACACAAACACTAGATAATAGTAATCCTAGATTACTAGTAACTGAAATCTTACGAAAGGTTTCTAATGCTAAAACAAAAGCAGAAAAAATTAACCTCCTCAGAGAGCATAACTCTAATGCTCTAAGGCAGATATTAATTTGGAACTTTGATGATAGCGTAGTCTCTATGATTCCAGAAGGTGATGTTCCTTTTACACCTAATGATGCACCACTAGGCACTGATCATACTCGTTTAGAACAGGAGTATAGAGGTCTGTTTAGATTCGTAAAAGGTGGACAAGATTCTCTTAAGAGAACAAAGAGAGAGTCAATGTTTATTCAACTCTTAGAAGGACTATCTAAAGACGAAGCAGAATTAGTATGCTTAGTTAAAGATGGTAAACTTACTTCAAAGTATAAACGTATTACCAAAACAGTAATTCAAGAAGCATATCCTCAAATCATTTGGGGTAATCGCTCATGACATATGGGGTTCGTATCCTTAAGGAGAACTGCACACCTGCTGACGCAGACGATGTGAAGTTACCTTATACTGCATACCTAGTGACGTATAAAAAAGATGGTGAAACAAAGTACGACTTGACAATGTGTCAGAAAAAGGTAGACTTGTTTGATCATTACTATGATACTTACAAAAAAGACTTTGTAACCTTTAAGCAATCACGAGGAACTATTCGTCCAAACTTATGGAATGATCCTAGTGCAGCGAAGAAACCTAAGAAAAAAAGATGACTGTTTATTTTGACAGAACTAAAGTGAAAACTCCAGAAGAAATTCAACAACAACAAAATGTCGAAGCAGTGGGAGCGATTGTAAACTTCTTTGCTAAACCTGCTATCTTGTGGGGGACATGGAATCTTGTTATACCAAGTCTGTTTGGGTTACCTCCTATTGGATACCTACAATCACTTGGTCTATATGTAATCTCTCGTATATTATTTGATAAGAATGAAAGTAAAGTTAATCAGTAGTACACCTGATGCTGAAAAAACCATCGGGTATATTGCACGTGTAAGTAATCCTAACAATCAGGACAACCCTAAGATATCAGGACTACTAAAGTATTGTATTAAGCATCAACACTGGTCAATCTTTGAGCAAGCAAATCTAACTCTAGAGATAGAGACAACTCGTGCTATCGCTGCACAGATTTTAAGACATAGATCATTTACTTTCCAAGAATTTTCTCAGAGATATGCTGACAGTAGTTTACTTTCAGATGAGATACCTTTACCAGATTTAAGAAGACAGGACGTAACTAATCGTCAGAAATCTATAGATGATCTTGATCCTCATAAGAGACAGAAGTATGAGATATGGATGCAGCATCATTTCAAAGAGACGATGAATGTATATAAAGAAATGCTTAATGATGGTGTCGCTAAAGAATGTGCAAGAATGATACTACCTTTAGCAGTTCCTACTCGTCTCTACATGACAGGAACCATCCGTTCTTGGATGCACTACATAGAATTAAGAACAGGACACGGTACTCAAAAAGAACACATGGAAATTGCAGAAGAGTGTAAGAAAATATTTGTTGAAGAGTATCCTATTATCTCGGAGGCAATGGAATGGTAGCATTTTCTAAAGAATTAAAGAAGGGGACATCTAAGTCTCATTCAGCAGCAGAAAACAGTAAGTTTGTTAGCAGTTTTCTTCGTGGTGTATTAGATCCCGAAGAGTATCGTAGACTTATCGCTCAGTTCTATTTTGTCTACAGCACAATGGAAAAATGTATTAAAGAGTCTGATGATAGATGGGTTGAGAAAAATTACTATCCAGAACTAGAGCGTGTTGAATCTTTATCAAAAGATTTAGAATATTATTATGGTCCTAACTGGAAAGAATTAATCTCTAAGACACCTGCATGTATTACATATTGTTTTAGAATAGAAGAGGTTGCAAAGCAAGATCCTTACCTATTGATAGCACATCACTACACAAGATACATTGGTGACTTGTCTGGTGGTCAGATACTAAAGAAGATAGCACAGAATGCATTGAAGCCACCTGTAGGAAAAGGACTAGACTTCTATGACTTCCCTGAGATAGAGGATTCTAAAGAGTGGAAAAATGTATATCGTTTCCATCTAGATAACATGGGGTTCACAGAATCCCAAAAGAATGCTATAATATCAGAAGCAAACTATGCTTTTAGAATGAACATGTATTTGTTTGAAGAGATAGGAGTCACTGATCCCTATCCATTTCTTACATTTATTAGAGCACTCTTTAAAGTTCTATTTGGTTTCATAGGAGGAAATTAATGCCCATTTACCCTGTAATAAATAAAAATACAGGAGAGAAAAAGGAACTCTCTATGTCCATATCTAAGTACGATCAATGGCGACAAGACAATCCAGACTGGGATAAGGATTGGAATGCAGGTATTGGTGGTCACATGTATGGCAAACCCAAAGTGGAAGACGGATTTAAAGAGGTCATGTCTAAAGTACAAGCTGCACATCCTACAGCAAATCTTTCTAGATTTACATAATGCCTAGAGCAAGAAAAAAATCCAACGGTGGTAACCCTATCCCTAATGGAATGACTGCGAAACAAATGAAACGCAAGAAACCTATTGATAAAACTTACATGTCAGACATTAAACCTCTGACAGAGAATCAGAAAGCGGTGTTCGCTGCTTATACTGAGGGTAAGAATATCTTATTACATGGTGCTGCAGGAACTGGTAAGACTTTTATTACATTATATCTTGCTTTGCAAGAAGTTCTTGACGACAAGACACCATATGATAAGATAGTTATTGTAAGGTCTTTAGTTCCTACCAGAGAGATTGGTTTCTTACCTGGTGATCATGAAGATAAATCTTATCTCTATCAGATTCCATACAAAAACATGGTTAGATACATGTTCAGTATGCCTGATGATAATTCATTTGAGATGCTCTATGATAATCTTAGAGCACAAGACACCATAGACTTTTGGTCTACAAGTTTTATCAGGGGTGTTACTCTTGATAATACTATTGTTATCGTAGATGAGTTTAGTAATTTAAATTTCCATGAACTTGATTCAATGATCACTCGCATAGGTGAGGACTCTAAGATTATGTTCTGTGGTGACGTTGCTCAAACTGATCTTGTAAAAGAATATGAGAAGTCTGGTATCTCAGATTTTATTAAAATTCTACAACAGATGGATAAAGAATTCACCTGTGTTGAGTTTGGTATAGATGATATCGTTCGCTCAGGACTAGTAAGATCATATCTAATTGCAAAATATAATCTAGGATTTTAAATGACATTCACTTTCGTTGATGTACCCTTTGATAATTTGGATGCCAATCCTGTTAACAAAGATGGTGTTAGGTTCTATAAAATTCCTGATGCGGATAAATATTATCCAAGTGTTACCTCAATAACATCTTTCAAGAACGCACAATTCTTTAAAGAATGGAGAGCAAGAATTGGTGAGACTGAGGCTAATCGAATCACTGCTAGAACTACTCAACGTGGCACAGCATTCCATAGTATAACTGAAGATTATATTAATGGTGTTTTAAATCTTGACAAATACTTGGAAAATAATCCATTATCTGTTAGAATGTTTCAGTCCGCTAAAGCAGAACTGAATCGCATTAACAAGATACATTGTCTAGAAACATTTCTATACTCTCATTACCTTGGACTGGCAGGACGTGTTGATTGCATTGGTGAATTTGATGGTGAGTTAGCAGTAATCGATTTTAAAACTTCAACTAAATCAAAACGAGAAAATCATATTGAACATTACTTTGTTCAAGAAACTGCATACGCAGCGATGTTCTTAGAACGATCAGGTATAGAGGTAAAGAAAATTGTCACACTCATCGCAACCGAAGACGGATCTACTCAAGTATTTCAGAAGTACAATCTTGATGACTATTTACAACTACTCAAATCCTACATTGAGGAATTTGTTAGGGGAAAACATGCCTAAAGAACAACTGGAAGATACCTTCCTAACACCCAACAAATTCTCTATAGAGATTGAAAAATTAGTAAAGAATAGTAATGGTTTGATTTCATATATCGAAGCAGTAGTAGCCTACTGTCAAGAGAAAGGAATTGAATTAGAAACTGTTCCAAAACTATTATCTAAACCACTTAAAGAACGTTTGAAGCATGAAGCACAACGTTTAAATTATATGAAGGCAACTTCTAAGGGGGTATTACCTTTATGAGTTTCTTTCAATCTGATCAAGTCCAACAAAATCTCCAAGATATATTTTCAACATATCAGGAGGTTGCAATACAGACTGGTAGACTTGGATTCATGTCTAAGCAACAAAAGATTGAACACATAGGTGAGTGCGAAGAATTAATAGAGAAACAAAGAGTTTTTTATACTAGGTTATGTCTTGCTGCACAGACAGATGAAGAGGCAGCAGACATGAAGACAAGAATCAATGCAATGTGTGAGGCATTTGGGTTTGAAGACCTTGCACAATGTATGGAGAGTATGATTAAAACGTTAGGAGATGCTAAAATAAACGAACTTGACAGACCCTAAATAGTACGCTACGATTACACAGTAGTATCAATACATTCAATACGGAGAATACAATTATGTCTTTTGCTTCTTTAAAGAAGGCTAGTTCTGGCAATTCACTTGCAAGACTAACACAAGAGATAGAGAAACTCAACCAACCTACACAATCAGGTGCGGATGAGAGACTATGGAAACCCGAACTAGATAAGTCTGGTAATGGGTTCGCAGTGATAAGATTCCTTCCTGCTCCTGACGGAGAGGACATGCCTTGGGCAAAAGTATGGAGTCATGCGTTTAAGGGACCTCAAGGTCAATGGTATATCGAGAACAGTTTAACTACTCTTGGTAAAGATGATCCTGTCGGTGAACTTAATCGTGAACTCTGGAACAGTGGTAAAGAGTCAGACAAAGCAATCGCTAGAGCACAGAAGAGAAAACTCTCTTACTACTCTAACATCTATGTTGTGTCAGATCCTAATCACCCAGAGAACGAAGGTAAAGTTTTCTTATACAAGTATGGTAAGAAAATCTTTGATAAATTAGTCGAAGCAATGCAACCTGCGTTTGCAGATGAATCACCTATCGACCCATTCAATTTCTGGAAGGGTGCTGACTTTAAATTAAAGATCAGAAAGGTAGATGGTTATTGGAACTATGATAAGTCAGAGTTCGCTGCAGCAGATGTGCTTGGAGGATTTGATGATGATCAACTAGAAGAAATCTGGAAGAAAGGTTACTCTCTTGCTGAGTTTGAAGATCCTAAGAACTTTAAGGCATACGATGCACTTAAAGCACGTCTCAACCTCGTCCTTAAGTCTCAGGCACCATCGGTATCACCGACTGTCAATGAAGATTTAGAAGACGAAACTGAAGGCAGAGGTACACCAAGAGATTGGGGTAAAGAAGTAACAGAATTCAGACAGAAGAGTGCAGTTGCTGCACCTGCTGCTGAAGAAACTGATACGTTATCTTACTTTCAATCCTTAGCGGAAGAGGACTAATCAGTTTATAAACTGGCACAAGGGGAGTTTACAACGCTCCCCTTTTTGCTATAATATTATTATATACAACAAAGAAATGAAACTTTTACTTGCATCTATAATTGCACTATCACCTGCTTCAGTTCTTGCTAATGAATATCAAGCAGGTTATTCAGCATCACGCACTTGCTTTAAGACTGAATACAGAGAAGAATATGTACCAGGTTCTATGGATAGTCCTGGTTATGTTAAGTCTTGGAATGAAACCCTAGAGGTTCCTTGTGATAACACAGCATACAGTAATCCTGCACCTGTTTACCGTAGACACGTAACAGTATACGAAGATGTAGATACAAATGACTGCTCTGATGGAGCAGCAATCGGTGCACTGATGGGTGGTGGACTAGCAGGTTATGGATCTCAAGGTAAAGGTAGATGGTGGGCAATCCCTGCAGGTATTATTGCGGGTAGCACAATAGGATGTGCAATGGATGGTGGTTAAATGGATAAGTTCCCTCTATCTGATATTAAATTTTCAAAGTATACAGGTGGTTCTTTTTATACTAAGAAGGAAGTTGATGGACTAATAGCAGCAGCATTAGCAGAAGCAAAACGTATTGATGAAGAGTCAATGCGTAAACACAATAGAGATGCTACTATTATTAGTATGATATTAGGGTTCACTGCACTCGCACTATTCGTAGATGGTTTGCTAAGATTGTTAGGTATCATCCCACCATTCTTACACATCGATATAGATGTGCTTGATAAAATTGTTGACAGAGTTGAGGGTGATGTAATAGATAAAATAAGAAACGCAAAACTACCATTTAGATAATGCAACCCATTGAAATTATTGATGATCTATTTGATGAGAGATACATACACAATCTCTTTCCTATGGTCACTGAAAAACTTCCTTTTACTGCAGGTAATACTGCTAACAGAAGTAGATTCCCTTACGGAGAGTCATCAACACATAAACTATTTGGATGTAAGATATTTGAAAGAGCAAGTCTAAACAGAATATCTTATTTGAATATGGATTATGCTACAGATTTCTTTGATATCTTTGAGGCAATCCAATTAAGAATGCAGAAAGAATTTTATCTAGATTACATCAACGTAAATTGTCAACACCAATTTTGTGAAGGAAGTTTTCATACTGATGGAGACTCCGATCAAAAAACTATTATGTTAATGTTAAACCCTACTTGGAAACAAGAATGGGGTGGAGCATTTGAAATACGAGATCCTTTTGCTGAAGGTACACAAGTCTTTAACTATGTGCCTGGTAGAGTGATAGTTTTCCCATCACACTTAGAGCATAGAGGACATGCACCTACTAAAGAATATTTGTATCGATATACTGTAGTCTTTAGAGTTTCTAACCATTAAATACTTACAACATGATTATTCTAACAATACTTGTTATCATTTTTATATTATTATTAATGTTAAACTATTACAACCCACATAGATGACAGCAATTGTTCCCATACTATTTCTCCTCACATTGGTAGTGTTGTTTGGTATGTCTTTGTCTCTTATGTGGAAAAACATGAGTGACATAAACAAACCAATCAAAAGAAAAAGATCATTCAATCATCCAGAAATGGATGGGATTGTTAATGAAGGAGATGAGTTACTTGTCATCAAATTCTCACCAGAGGTTGACGAGACAGGAACAGTTGATGTACAATTTACTCCAGACCCTGATCTTGAAGATCGTTTTCTAAAAAAATCTTTAGAACTAAGGATAGAAGAATTAGAAGATGATGATGAAGATGATGAGGGTGACGGAGACATTCCTGCTTTACTAAAATAAAATTATGATTTTTATAACTTGCCCTAATGTTTACACATTGCCTGGCACATGGTCTAAATGTAATGCTATCATACCACACTACAACGCAGATCCTAATTTAACATTAGGAATATCTATAGCGGTTGTCACTCTGATATTGTCAGGGTTTGGTGTATACAGAGCATTCTTTAACAACAAAGGTCTTACAGATCAATGGGATGATCATGACGACTAGAGTTTATAAAAACATGAGTGCTAGAATTGACTGGGATCATAACAATGGTATTGT